AAATGTTGCTGACTATGCGTGACGATCTAATGGTTCAACAACAAGTTGACAACGTATGGCAGCATATGGTTGGAGTTATTTGTTTGAACCAAGTAAACAGACTTCAAACAAAACCTGTTCTTACAATATTGTTTAACAAGTATCCTACTGCACATAGTCTATTGCGTAGTTGTACTATTCCTATGTTAGAAGAACTATTAGAGCCATTAGGTATGCAACGTGTAAGAGCTAAAAGAATTTATAAGATGAGTATCCAGATTGAGAACTGGGATGGTGTTGATGCTACCGACCTTTATGGCATTGGTAAATATGGGTCCGATAGTTATAATATATTTTACCTAAATAATATACCAACCGGTGTTCAGGATAAAGAATTAAAACGATATATTGCAGAGGAGTTAGTATGAGCTATGATAATAAATGTACAGTTACATGTACTGATAACGGTAAAGTTGCTGAAGCAGAAGTTGACCGAATTGAGCCTAAAGATTTCTTAAACATCTTTATGGCGAGCAATAAGATACATATGAAATGGAATGGTAGAGTATTTGTAGGAAACGCATTTGGTTTTGAATTTACTACACCTGGACCAAAACAATTTAACAATGCAATTAGAAGAGGCTTTTAATGAAGGCTGACACTTTACAATTAGCAATAACAGAACAAAGAGCACCGTGGACAGACGTTGAGATTGATACTCGTGAGTTCACTGTTTTTCGTGATAAGTATCCTGTAACCGAAGGACATTTATTAATTGTACCCAAAGAAGCAACACAAGAAAACATTTTAAAGTGTTTTAATTTTGCTGTTACTATGGGTTATGATAATGTAGCAAGTGAAAAAACTAACATCACAGGCTACAACATAGGTTTGAATGTAGGTGAAAGTGCAGGACAAACAGTCATGTATCCACATGTACATTTAATATTCCGTCGTAATGGGGACATGGAAGATCCGAAAGGAGGCGTCAGAGGCGTCATCCCATCAAAGCAAAAATATTAAGGAAAGGTTATGACATTGAGAGAAACTTTGATTAGTGCAGCTCGTAAACATGCAGAAGCAGACATTGCGGTGCACAAAGCAAATATTGAAGTCTATATGCAGCAGGTAGTCGGTATTGGAGAACATTCTGATATTGTTGAAACTATCCAAAAAGAATTGGATAAAATGGCTGCGGCAACAGATAGACTTGAGATGCTGAACGAGCATTTCAGCTAGTGAGTTGGCAAGTAAAAATTGAAGAAGATCCGTACACGAAAGAGTTAACGTTACCGATTCCAACGGATCTTCTTAACCAAATGGGTTGGGATATTGGTGATGATCTCGTTTGGGAAGAGAGTATGCCAGGCACTTCTTATACTCTGAAAAAGGTTGACAAACCTGGTGAAAAGAAGGTATAATAGTAATATGAATGATAAAATACAGACTCTTGCACAGCACGACTTTAGTAAAACAGTAGAAAAAAAGTTTTACTATTCAGAGATATTTTATAGTATTCAAGGTGAAGGGCATTACACAGGTGTTCCGACAGCTTGGATTAGATTCTTCTTGTGCAATTTACAATGTAATGGGTTTGGTCAATTAGATCCAACTAATCCAGATACACATGAATTGCCTTTTGAAGACTTTGATGTTGACAGTGTAAAACGTGTTGAAGACTTGCCTGTATGGGATAAAGGCTGTGATAGCAGTTATACATGGGCTAAGAAATTTAAGAAACTAATGGGTCAAGAAACTCCTACTGCTATGGCAAATAAGATTGTCGACTGTATTAAGAATGATAGCAATCCAGAAGGTAAGTTTTTACATCCTGTAAGTAAACAAAATCAACACTTGTGTTTTACAGGTGGAGAACCTTTGATGGTTACAGGACAACAGGCAGTGGTAGGTATATATAACGAATTAAAAAAGCAGGGCAATTTGCCTGGTAGCATGACATTTGAAACTAACGGTACACAAAAACTTAGAGAACCATTCTTAGAATGGGCTAAGAGCATTGACACAGAAATATTTTTCAGTTGTAGTCCCAAACTATTTACTGTATCAGGTGAAAAACCTGAAAAGGCCATTAAGCCTGAGATAGTTGCTGAATACTTACAAGCATCTACAAAAGGACAACTTAAATTTGTTGTAGGTCCATTACAACGTGAATGGGATGAAATGGAAGAGACAGTTGAAAAATTTAGAAGTGCTGGTGTTGATTGGCCAGTATGGATTATGCCAACAGGAGCAAGAGAAGAAGAACAAACCGCAACTGCTGGTTCAGTTGCACAAAAGGCATTCCAGAGAGGATACAATGTAGCGGCAAGAGTACATGTATACTTGTTTGGTAATGCTATTGGAACTTAGGAGAAAATATGTCATTTTTAACAAAAATGCTTGGCTTAGATAAAATTAAAGAAGTTAACGAAGCCAAAGAACAAGAAAAGAATAAACAACTTAGTCCAAAAGAACTTGCGACTAAGAAGAAAGAACCGTGGGTAGGCGTACTACAAACACACGTTAACAAAGAAAATGTCCGAAATGGCTTTTTTGAGCTTGACTGGAATAGGCATTTCGTGTTACAATTAGTTAAAGAAGGATACGGAGTTGAGAATGATAAAGAAGAAGAAATTATTGATCGTTGGTTCCGTGAGCTTTGCGCTAATGTTGTTGTTGATGGCGACTACGGCGGTCCATTAGAAGGCATGGCAACAGGCAACATAGATATAGATAATATTAAGAGAGATAACAAATAATGACACACATTCTAGTAGATACAGCAAATACATTCTTCCGTGCAAGACATGTAATTAACGGTGATGCTGATATTAAGTTAGGTATGGCTTTCCATATTACACTTAACAGCATTAAGAAGGCATGGCAAGACTTTGATGGCACACATGTTGTATTCTGCTTAGAAGGTCGTAGTTGGCGTAAGGACCATTATGAGCCTTACAAGCGTAACAGACAAGTTGCTCGTGATGCACTTACAGAAAAACAGCAAGAAGAAGATACTGTGTTTTGGGAAGCCTTTGATACATTTAAAGACTTTGTAGCAGATAAAACTAACTGTACTGTATTACAACACAAAGAGTTAGAAGCAGATGATTTAATTGCTGGTTGGATACAACAACATCCAGATGTAGATCATGTTGTTATTTCTACAGACACAGACTTTCAACAACTAATTGCACCTAATGTAAAACTATACAATGGTGTACAAGATGTAACTTCTACACATGAAGGTTTCTTTGACAAGAAAGGCAATCCTGTAATTGATAAGAAAACTAAAGAAGCTAAGGCTGCGCCTGATCCGCAATGGTTGTTATTTGAGAAATGTATGCGTGGTGACACTAGTGACAATGTGTTTAGTGCTTATCCAGGTGTACGTAAGAAAGGCACTAAGAACAAGGTTGGTTTATTAGAAGCATTTGAGGACAAGGATCTTAAAGGCTACAACTGGAATAACTTAATGCTACAACGTTGGGTAGATCATAACGGTGAAGAACATCGAGTACTTGACGACTACGAACGTAATAGAATATTAATTGACTTAACTGCACAGCCTACAGAAGTAAGAGAAAAGATTACAGGTACTATACAGACGTCAATTGATGCAAATAAAAATATTAGTCAGGTTGGTGTAAGACTTATGAAATTCTGTAATTTATACGACTTAAAGAAAATATCAGATCAAGCACAAGCATACGCTGAACCATTGAATGCGAGGTACATAGTATGACAACTGATTTTAAAGCAAAGCCAGTTTTAGAAGATAAGTTTTGGATTGTTGAAGAACAAGGCCAAAAAATTGGTACACTAAGAAAGAACGAAGATAAGTTTGTTTTTAGTAATGAGAAAGGTGTTAAGTTTTATCATAATAAGAAAAGTATCTTAAGTGACTATGGGAAAGACTTTTTTGTTGCTAAAATTGTAAAAGAAGCAGATGATTCTGATCCTAAAGAAGTACACGGATACAGATGTAGCACTAGACCACACAACTCTATGTTTGATATACAAAAGCGTTTACCTCTTTTTACAAAGAGTAAAGACTCAAAGAGTTTATATTGTTCAGGCTATTATGTCATTAAATTCGATAAAGGCTGGGTTAAATCGTTCTGTCCTAAGCTCATTACCCTCCAACGGTATGCGTATAAAGGACCATTTAAGACTGATTTAGAGATGAAACAGGTACTATCTAATGTCAACAAATAGCCTTCCGCAGTCACTTCCTACCATTGAAAAGATACTACAACGTATTGCAGTTGCGGAGAAATCACAGCAAAAAGACATCAGAATATCTATACAAGAAGCACGTTCACTAACACTTGAACTATCTATGTTTACATCTAAACTAGGTACTGTTGTAGCGTCTATAGACGAACAATTAAAGCAGATCAAGCAGAACAGCGAGCAGGTTGAAGTGAAATTTGAAGGCGGACAGTTCTAAAAAAAGGATAAATATATACGTAGTTAATTAAAAGGATTACGTATAATGAGTAGACCAAAACCAACAGTGCTTCTCGAACATGTCAATCGAGAATCATATAAGACAGAACAAATATTAGAGAGCGAAGCAATTTGGGCGGTCTTCTATAAGGGAAAGCCGTTTAACTTAAAAAGCGGAAGTATGGTATCGAGCTATCCTGGACCGAAGTATAAAAAAGTATCGTTTTCTAATCCTGGACACGCTAGAAACTTAGCAAAGAAACTAAACGCACTTTTTAATACTGAAGAGTTTGCGGTATACACACTTACTTCTGGAGCAAAAGAAGAGTAATGACACATGGATCAAAAGGACAACTATACAAAGGTATTTCTGAAAGCCGCTAATCAGCCTTTTGACACCCCAGACATAAAAGATAAGAGAACATTATGGTGGTATAACATTCGTGATGTTGGCGGGCTACGTCTAACGGACGAAGCCAAAATGCACATTGAACAAATAGCAAAAATCAAAACCTACAAAGTAGACTTTCCAAAACAATTTAAAATAACACCTAAAGTGCTTTTATGGCTTGACAATTTTATTGAATCACCGTATTATATAACTAAGAAAACAATAACTGTACTTAAAGAAAGGTCTGCTTTTGAATTATACTTGTTTAGTGGAGATATCAGTAAAATGGGATATAATAAAGCATTATCCAAAAGACTTTCTGAAGAAACTGCGGACCAAGAATAACATTCATTAACATAGCATATAATAAATATTAGTGATGATAGAACTTAATCCATTAGACGTACTACGTTCAAGAGAACTTAAGACTATGCCCCCACACTTTGCAAAGTTACAAGTGTCGGCAACAGATCGATATGACCGTAGACTTTATGAGTGGGTTAAGTCTAATACAAGTGGTAGGTACTGTATTAATACATATCCTACTGCCAAAGAAAATACTTTTAAGACTGCTACATTTGTAGGCTTTGAAGAAGAGAAAGAACTAACATATTTTATGTTAGCTTGTCCATACTTAAGGAGAAACTAGAATGGCTGAAGAAAATAAGACGCCGGAAACGGTAACAGAAGCAGCGCCACAAAGTGGTCCTGTTCCTACACCAGGTGTAGATCAAAATGCACCTGCACCAGAAGCTGGGGAACCAGCAGCACCAGATCTTAACATTAGCGACCTTAATGCAGTAAAAAGCATTATCGAAGTTGCTACACAAAGAGGTGCATTTAAGGCAACTGAACTAGAAGCAGTTGGCAAAGCATTTAACAAACTAACAGCATTTTTAGATCATGTTGTTAAACAACAACAGGCTGCTGCACCAGGAGCACCTGAAGGAGGACAGCAATAATGGCTAAAGAAATGAAGCACGTTGGTAAAATGACCAACACTGGCGATGCTGTAGCTGTAGTATTCAGAACTGTGCCAGGTGAATCAAATCAGGCATTAGTACTACAAACTGCAACATTACCTGATATCTATCATGACAGTTTAATGAAACTAATCGAAACAGATCAAGCTCAAGAAGCATATGAACTTGGTGAGTTTATGTTTAGAAATTCTTTTCCAGACGGAAGACCAATGTTACAATCAATGCAGGCTGATAATAGACTTATTAAAGTTGACACATCAAACGTAACTATGACACCTACATCTTCATCAGTAATTCAATTAAGTGAACTTAACGCTTTAATTGCTGAACAGAAGGGTGTTAGCATTGACGAGCTACACAAGTTTGTAAGTGGCGCACCAGAAGAAACTGCTGCGAATCCAGGTGCAGAAGCACCAGCACAGCCTGTTACTGAAGCAGTTGCACCACAAGACAACGGTGTGTTAAGTGACGAAGATCTTGCTAAGTCTTATCGCTCACAAGCAGATAGATTAAGTAAAGAAGCAGCACAACTAAGACGCCAAGCTGAAGAACTTGTTCCTACGAAGAAGACTTCTAAAGCAAAAGTGTCAGAGAGTGCCTAGTAAGCATTATTTTAAACCACCAAAACATCTGGTTAAAGAATGGCCGGAGGTTTTTGACGACCTCTACATGAATACTATGCCTGTTGCATATTTAGATGCAATGATTTTAGAATTTAGTGACGGTAGAGTTTGGGAGATTGATGTTAAGGAACATCTTCAGGCAGATGATCCAGATAGTGTAGCAAAAAAAATGTTACAGACTATGAATGAATATAAAGATACTATTAAGAAAGTAGACTTTAAAATCAATGTTGATCTTCTAAAGAAAGAAATAAAAGATCGAACAGATCAGATATTGTAGTTTCTCACACTTAGGGAGTTAGTAGAAATACTAACTCTCTTTTTTTATCTTGTATTTCCGTAATGAATAACTTCGTGTTTATCTGAAGTGTAAGAACGCCAAGGATCAACTACAACGGAGTCGTCTGATAGTTCTACATAAAGCTCTGGATGAGATAAAAGAACACATGCTCTAAAAGGTCCTGGATCAGAACCATATACTAACGGATCAACTTGCATAGGATTAAAGCCGTACTCTGTACAATACTGTGCAACTAGTAAAGCATAACTTCCATCGATATAAGGCACGCCTGGTTTGTAAGCAATACCGTTAATAAGAATAGGAAGTTCTTTTTCTTTTGCAATATCACAAAGTTTCTGTGCAACATTTTGCGCCTGCACTTCTCTAGCATTCATTACTGCATCAAAAATATCATAACCAAGATCTAGTTTCTTTGCCATATACCTAAGTGCAATATTATCTCTTGGGTGACAACTGCCGCCATCTCCCATTCCTGCTTTCATGTAACTTGGTCCCATTATACGTTGTGTACTTTCTGCAAGTGCTGTAGTAACTACATCAACGTTTATATTACCTTGCTTTTCAGCAACGTCTTGTATCATATTTACAAGTCCAATCTTTGTACTAATAAATGTATTATAGAATACTTTGATACATTCGCATTCGTCCCAAGTACCAATTACATATCTTGGATCATTCTCCATGCATGTATCATAAAAATCTCTAAGCTCTTTAGCATCGCCGGTTTCAGTACCATCTTCTGTACCAATCATAACCATTTCAGGATTGACCATGTCCCAAGCAACTGTACCCATAGCAATTAAATAAGGATTATAAACAAAACGTGTGTTAGTTATTAAAGGTACAAACTCACGTCTTACTGTTCCAGGTAAAACTGTACTAATAAGAACAAGCATTTGTTTTTTATTCATATACTTGTTTGCTTCTTGTAAACAATCAATAACAATATCGTATTGAAAGTCTTTAGGCTCTAAATGTGCTGTAGGTGCTTTGCCGTCATAGTTTGGATCATGTGGAGTAGGCACTGCAACAAATACAATATCTGCTTCTGATGCTACGTCTTTAATAGTATCTTCTACAATAACATAGTCGCTATTCAATGATTTATCTACATCATATCCTAATACAGCATGTCCTTTTTTAGCAATTTCTTCTGCGCAGGGCATACCCAATTTGCCAAGTCCAATAAATCCAATTTTCATCAATCTGTCCTTTTCGAATAGTTATTACTATTTACAATTCAACCTTAAAACGCTGTTTAAGCCTGGCTTTTTACGCTGATACACAAGTAATGCTTATGTGTGTTAACCACGCTGTATGACGCTTAAAATGCGTTTTAGACGCCTAATTCATAGGCTTTATTAAGTAGTTTCTCCCTTTTAAAACCCTATAATTATATTGTGCAATCTCACGTACTTTGGCATGCCAATTTCTAAACTCTGATCCTTTTAAATTACACAATCTTTCAATTTCATTTACAATTGCTATTGCCCTATCTCCGTGGTCTTCAATTTTATCGTAATCTTCATTTATGTAAGGATGATAAGTTCTGTACCCTAATTCTTTAAGATACTGTAATGTGTTTGGAGAACCTATCAAAACAAATGGGTGTCCCATTGCAATACATTTAAATATTTTTTCACTTAGAAACGGAACATTTTCGTAGAATGTTGTTTCGCTAATTACACTAAAATATGTTTCTTGATAATACTTGTGTATTGATTGTTGATGTTCTGCTCTATTAGTAACAAGGTCTTGTTCATCAAGATACATTGACGGCAACTGCTGTACATCAGCAGAACGTTTTAAAACACGAGAAATCTCTTTATGATCTTTGTGTTTTGTTTGTAGCCTATTCCATACTTTCTTCCAATCTAAATTATCGTCTGATGGTGCAAGACTAACATATCCATCATCTAATAATCCTCTATCATATAGTAATGTAACCATTAACGGCCTATGTAAGCGCCATCGTCTATTTAGATTAAGATATTTTTTAGAGTACTTGCGTTTCTTTTCCATTGTAGGAAAAGCACTACGTTGTAGTATTGTATCTCTACCAGTATTTTCAAATAAACTGAACCACATAATTTTAATAGGCTCTACATTATTTTTCTTACAATAACTTAATGTGTATTTGTACATAGTAGGTACACCAGATAGAAACACAACCTGACTTGTTGGTATGTCATATTTTTGTATAATATCATTATAAATGGCATCTAAACTGTCATAAAAGAACTCTAACGAGTTGTCTAGTACTAATGAAATCTGTTTAAGTTGTAATTTAAGAATCGTTTCTTGATCTAAAATCGTATCTAAAGGAAAATATTTAAAACTTCTTGCGTCGGAAAACATTATAAAATAGTAATCTTGTTTTAATTTAAGACGTCCTATTTCAGCAGGATTTGTAGGTATAGTAACCTTCACAGGATTGTTAACATCATATGTTATAAGGTATGGTAAATTATCGTTATTCAAACAAGCCATTATAATCGTCCTGGTTTGTTAGAATGTTCTTTCCACCAAACTTCTAAATCGTCAAAACTACTTGCTTTCAGTACTTTTTTATTTGTGCTAAGAGCAAACTCTCTCATGTCTTTTGATATTAAATGTTTAGGAAAGCATTTAGCAATATATTTTAAATGATGTTCAGGTCTAGGATGATAATCAGCAGTTTGGCCTTGTCCTTTAGAACCTTTTATAGGTGTTGTTGGCCAAGAGCCGTCAAAAATTGCTGTAAGAATATCTGGTTGCATTGATTCAAGTGTTGTAGCATATACTCTTTTAATATCTCCGTAGTCGCTATTTTTCATTTCTGGAGTTAAATTAAATGAGATCATATCATCGATTTCAAAAGGAGCCATGTTCAACATATGAAATTCAGCTTTTGATTGTTTCATGTAGTGTCTTGTTAATTCTATAAGTGCTAAATCTCTTAATAGATAAAATCTATAATCAAACCAATCATGTACAAACTTGGCAGAGATATTATTTTGTGTTGTAATATTCCCCGATGTTACCCAATGATTTTTCTTATATCTATCTTCACGTGTAACTGAGCTCCACATAACAATAACCAAATCATTTTTATTAAAGTTATGTGTTAAATTTGCTTCTACTAGTTGATTAGAAATGTAAAGATTTCCTGCGCCAGACTTTCCGTAGTTATGTGTTTCTGGTATATCTTGTTTGATGATGTCCGACCATGTTGGCCATCTATATCTGGTTAAACTGCAACCAAATGTAAAACATCTTTTATATTCACTAAACCGTTTCAAAGTATCTCTCCGCTGATTTTATACAATTAGTTATTGCATCTTTATAAAAGTCTTGTGTTCTTGCATGTTCAAAGTTATGTTGTACAGCAGGATATGCATATAGTAAACGTCTTTGCTTAGTTTTAAAATCAAGACTGATCCACTCTTTTAAATTTTGTTGTACAGTGTTAAAACGTTCTAATGGATCTACAATTAAGTCGTAGGGCTTACTAAACAATTTAAAGTCTGTTTTAAATCCTAATGAACGTAAACCAGCAAGTGTTCCTCTTGATGCAATTGTAATAAAAGGATGTCCAAGCATAATAGGTTTAAACAATTTTTCTGTTAAAAATACGCTGTCGTCAAAGAATATAGTTTCAGTTACAACTGTTAGTAACGTGTTTGCATATAGTTCTGCATTAAAACTATTAGCAGCGTTTGTAACACTCCAGTCTCCATCAAAAAATCTTGGAGTAAACTCTTTGTGTCTTGCGTAATTTTCTTTACCAATCAAGTATTCTGCATTTAGATCTTCGCCTTCTTTAACTTCGTTACATGTAACAATACCTTTGTCTAATAGTCCACTAATGCCTAAGTCTGTTACGTGTGCAGCTCTATGCGGTCTATGCACCCTATTTAAACTATTAAATGCTTTACTATCTTCGTTGTACATTGCACCTTTAATTAACGGCTTGTAAGGCATAGATTGATTCATAAATATTTTTAAGAAGTGATTTGAATATGCAACTTCAAACATACGTGCATTGCCTGTTTTCTCTAACCAATCTTCGTAATGCTTTTCTACCAATTGGCTTCCTTGCATAATATAAACAGACATTGGTGGTAGTTCTCTTTTAATTGCAGCATCATGTATACGCTGCCAGCCATCACCTAATGATTTGTGTATAAAGGGGCCTCCTTCTTTGTCAGCACCAATTACAAGTCTTAATCTTTTTTTCTTTACTAGTTTTACAATATTCTTTGGTAATGCAGTTATAATGTCTGTCGGTCCGTTGTGTACAGAGCTAAGTCCTGTCCACCAACAAGGATCACCATTAACATCAATATAATATATGCCAGGCGAATTTTGACAGTTTCCTAACTCTTGCACAGGCTTCTTCATACTGCGTAAAGTTTGTTTAACAATAGATCCTTTAGAAGTTAGATACCAATCAGTTTCATCTGTAGTAGAAAGATGAGCTAAATTTTCTGTATGTTCGTCTGTGGTATCAAAGTAAAAATTCATTAAGTTAACCTTTTCAATTCTGGAAATGTTTCTGCAAAGTTTTCATTTCTAATTATATCATAATGATGTGTACGGTTTTTAAATTGTTGTTTTGTTTTCTCATTAAACTTAGAACTGTTTATATAACTTACAACACCCTTTAGCATATCATCAATATGCTTATTATATTTTTTACCTTGTATCTTTTCAATAATTTCTGTTTTAAATGAATCATCTAATACTGATGCAGTATAATATTCTGGATATTGTATGTTATACATCTGTGGGAAATAATCTTCAAGATCAAAAAATCCTTCATTCAATACATAATCAAAAAAGTCTGTTATTGTATATAAATTAAAAACACTAACAACTGTATTGCTTTGCATCTTAATATGAGGACATTCTTGTTTTATTTTTTTAATATTACCTTTAACCAAATTCCAGTCTGTTCCTGATCTAATATACTCTGCTCTACTACCATAATGATCTAAACTTGCACCTATGTGTATAGTATCAAAGTGTTTCCATAGCTCTAAGACGCTCTTAGACTTGTATTTTAGCACACTACAGTTACTATTATACTCTAACTTCACATTTGTTTTACCTATTGAAATAAGGTGTTCTAGTATGTCATAATGCTTGTCTGTGAGCAAAGGTTCTCCGCCTGCAAAGTAAAATGTTTCAATATCCTTAAAGTGCGGAAGGAACTGGTTATACAACTTATCGTTGTCATTACCATCTGCTAAAATAAAAATAGGTTTCTTTTCACCTTGTGCATTATCTTCTTGCGCCCATGTGCTAGAGTATGTGCTACTACAACTTCGGCATTTAAAGTTACAAATATTACTCCAACGCACATCAAAATGTTTTAGATGCATTACTGGTAATGTACCATCAGCTTCTGTATGTGCTATTAGACCAGCAGTATCACCAAAGTATGGATTACGATTAGCATGTGTTCTTGAGCTTTCGGCTCCACCATCTTCTATATTATAACAGGCTTGACATTCTACACAACGTTTACCCTCAAGCATATTTTTACGTATTTTCTTGTAGGGGTTGTCATTCCAAATTTCTTTAATTGTGTTTTGTCTTACATTACCTAAGGGCTTGTCCCACTCACCAACACAACAAGGTAACACCGACCCGTCTGGGTTTACATACATATGTAACCAAGGGTATATGCAAAACGTATCAGACAGCTTCGCAGTCATGGTAGAAGTCCTTTAGATCTGGAAACGTATCAGTAAAGTTAACATTTCTGCGTTTATCATATTCAGTAAACCACTGATAAAAATCTCTACGGCCTTCTGTCAATCTGTTGACATCATACTGTGTTCTTTCCATATAGTCTACTACACGTCTAAACTTTTCATATTCTAGTTCGCTAAATTTATGCTTATCTTGGTCGTCCATATTATCAATAATAAACTGTAAGTGTTTCTTCATGTATGGCATAAACATTTCTTTAGGTAAGATATTCATATCATACTGTAAAGGTTCTTTTAGGTACGGAGTATCAAATCTAATTCTCTGCCATTTAGTTTGATTATCGCTATTATATTTTATACGCCAGTCTAAGAACTTTTGCAATAGTGTACTAAAATTAGTTACAGTTAAAATATTAAACGTAACCATAAATGTTAAAGGCATGTTAGTCTTGGTCATGTAAGTGTCTAAGTTCTTTTGCCAAAGCTCTAAATCTAAGCCTGTTCTAATATACTCTGCTTGTGGTCCCCATGTATCAATACTAGTAAAAATCTTAAAGTCTTTGATACAGCCTTTTTCAACTAAACTGTTTACTTTGTCAGTAAACCTTTCAATAAGAATTGGCTTAACACCTAAATTAGTATTGATGTTTAATTCTAAATTAGGACAAGGATTTTTTTCAAGCTCGTCAAATACTCTCCATGTGCTTTGCTGTAGTAATGGCTCACCTCCTGTAATACGTAAAATTGTAAGTGTCTTACGCAATTCAGGCCACCACTTCCACCATGCTTTAACATATGGATTTGTTTCTTCATCTTTGTGTATTTTAAACCAGTCAATATCATTCCTATGATTCTTAACCATAGTGTATGGACCTTCTTTTTCAATTTCTTTATAGTAACTGCTAGAATGTTTAGGGTGGCAATATCCGCATTTAAAATTACACTCATTACCGAATGAAACTTCAACATACTGTGGATTTACATTTGCCATCGGCTCTTGCTTAATTGCATTGAATCTTTCAGGTGTGTATATACTTGCATTACGTTCTTTACGATCACTAATGTAATCTTTACCCATACATTCAACATTCCAACAATAGTTACAACCGCTAGGTTTCTTGCCGTCTATCATCATTTGACGTTCTGCTTTTTTCTGTTGTGTGTTGTGTAACGCACTTGGATCTGCTTCAATTTCATGCAAAGGTATTTTATGCGGAGCAGGGTGATAACAACTGTGTGTTTCTCCTGTACCTAAGTATAGTGTTGTATGATGCCATTTGGCCAAACAGAATGTAGGACTTAGCTCGTCCATGATAGGAATAAACTTTTCTATTCTTTCCTTATCGTGCATTAAACTGTTCCTTTAACCAATCAAAGTCATTTATTTTACGTAGGTTATCTGGCTTGTTACTGTTTGCAACTCCGTAAGCTCTACCTGCTTTTGCTCCTTGAAGTGCATACTCTGCAAAAGGTCCTTTTGCTTCTTTACACCAAATATCTAAACGTTTATCAGTTTCCATGTTATCTTGTCTATTAATAGCTCTACTTGCTAGTTTAACACATTCTCTAAATGAACTTTTCCATGTACTGTATTCATCGGTATCAAACACACTAATGTTACTTACTTCATTCATAGCTTTAAACTTTGAAGATAGACTAGTAGTCATATCAGTAGTAAAATCTGTAATGTTCATAACTGCTTTTCTTGGTAGTAATTTTACACCACCGTAACCATATTCTAGATCATTTACTGCATTTTTACTTCGCCAAACATGTACCATATCTTGATCCCAAAACGGAACACGATGATCAAATTTAAAATGTTCAATTAGTTTAGCATCACCGTCAACTACCCAAAACATATCTGTTTCACATAGTCTTGCTGCTTCCATATGTGCTTGATGAATACCTTTTACATCACGTATCCAACGTAGTTTTACACTAGAGTCTTGTACTCTTACAATGTCTTGTAGTTCTTTGAAATGCTTATCTGCATTTTTTTCTTTATAACTTATAAAAGCAATATCATATGACGTCGGCCTACTACTATTTTGTTTTACATCTTTTTTATTTGTAAAGAATCTTGAATTAAATTCACGCTGTGTTACAGGACGCTCTTTTGAAAATAATGTAACACCGTCATACCATTTGCTATTTTGAAAACAGTGAGTAAGTTTTCTATGATAACTATCGTACTTAGGAATATAATAATCAAATTTAAAACTATCAATAATATTTAGATCAGGATATACTCCCCAAAACATATCTCCTGTTGCTTTTTCTTGAGCTTGTTTATAATCGTCAAACGTTTCTAAATTAAATACTTCCCACTTCTTAGGATTACTGGCTACAACGTTAACTTCTTTTTTATTTGTAAAGAATCTATAATCAAATTCTCGTTTAGCAATTTTATTATTTTTATGGCAAATAAAAATACCATCGTAAGTTTTATCATTTTTAAAAACATGAACAACATCTTTATCCCAAGCAGGAACTTGATATTGAGGAATGTCTGTTGGAACTACATCATCAGGTATACATAGTATAAACTCTGAATGTGCAATTTCTTGTGCTGTAACAAGTCCTTCGTAACTGTCTAGTTTAATAATATCGTAAGGTTTAGGACGACTTGCTAGTATATCAATTTCTTTTTTATTTGTAAAGAATCTATACTTCCATTCTTTGCTCGATACGTTTAAGTTTTTAGGAAATAAGCATACACCATCATAGTGTTCGCCATTTTTAAATACATGAATATATTGATTGTCCCATTCAGTAAGTCTGTATGTAAAATCAAAGTCTTGTGTTATATGTAAACAATCCCATACTACCCAAAAGTTTTTTGTAAGAGTCTTTTTATTAAGTGTTTCATAGCTTTCACAGTTTTCTATTTTCTGTGCGTGTGGAAAACGTGACTTGAAATTATTCCAAGAACTTACGTTAACCTTAGAATCACTAATAAAAAAGATATCATACATATTTTTTACTATAGTAGGTTTGTCCTAGGTTCAATGCTTCGTCATATAGATCCATTGTATACCTACTTGCATCAGGTTCTAGCCACACCCAATCAAGACCTAGGTTTAATTTAATTTCGTCTCCTAGACGTTGTATTTCAGCAATACACGCTTCACTATCTTTTGAAAAATGCTCTGCTTTATCTTTATATATTTCGCCCAACATTTCAAAATCTCTAACTTGTATATGATCCCAGTCTGTACAATTAGTCATATAGGTTCCTTGCCTTGCACCTAGTATTGACATTATACCATTTTCTACATGTGATCCAACCGTTGACCACATTCTAAGTCTGTGAATATTATGCCACCAAATTCTTTCTTTAATTTCCATAGGTGGTAGTTTTAGACCATCAAACAATGTCATTTTAACACCTTCTCGAAATCCTGATCTCCATGCATGATATGGATTGCCATTTATTTTTGTGTCGCTATAAGTTACTGGAAAGTTTCTATAACCTGTTTCCCAACAAAAGTCAACTTGCGCTCTTTCGCTATCTGCATTTTCATGTGTTTTCATATTAAGTAAATGATCCTTAGACCATAACTTTAATCCGCCGTTACCGTAACGTAATCCGTTAACAGTATTCTTACCACACCAACTATATACTTTAACTTCTTCTTCTGACATATCTAAGTCAAGATTAAAATATTCAGGATATACTATATTGTCTGCATCAACGGTAAGTAACCAATCAGTTTCAGATTGTTCTGCACATGCTTTATGTGCATGATCACTTCCTTTTACACCATGTACACGTTTAGCCCATGGTAACTTATTGCATAGATCTGCATAATGCAAATCAGCAAAAGGTTCATCATAAGATAAAAAGAATACGTCGAATTCAGCAACCCGCATTTAGATCTCCTCTAGTACATAGTTTTTAAACAGTCTACGAGTAAACACACTAAACTTTCCTGTAATGTCTACATCGTCAATTGTTACAGACTTACCTTCTAACTCTTCAAGTGTAACATCAAAAGTTTTTTGCGGAAAGTGTGGATCATTATAATCAGCAACTGTAAAAGATAAAGTTGTTTCACCTCCCCAAAATATATTTCTTGGTGTTGCTGGTTGCCACTGTTTTTCTAAAACTCTTGTACCACCATACTCTTCGCTTAGTTCAACTGTAAGTTTTTTGGCAGCTAAGTCATATGTAAGATAGATGTCTGGTTTTACCTCTTCATCTAAATAACGCTTATCAATAATCCTATGTAGTACGTCATCAATTTTTGATAAGGTTTTTTCTTCTGTAATTTCAAACTTACCTTCATGAGTATCAAAAAAGCACTTACTGATATGGATGTCACCGTCAATAATTTTGATAGCAAGATCTTCGTCAATCTCAACAACGTTTTTGCTGTACTCCATTTCTATTGCCGAATACGGACCTACTGAAACCAGTTGTCCTGTATCTGGGTCAAATGCTGTACCAAATCTACGTGCTGGTTCTTCATAATTTTTAAGCCACTCATCAAAGTCGGGCATAAATTCTTCTACTTCTTCCATGCTATTTCCTCCAGTACATTA